GCAACAGACCTGGCTTTGTCAAGCATTGGGGATGGTATTATACTTTAGACAATCTAAGCAATAACGATAGAACGAAGTGGGAGTATTTCTTAGAGATGAATGTGATTGAGTTCTTAAATTCATTAAGTTACTTTAAGGATAAGCAGAACTATATTAAGGAGCAGTTAGACCAACAGATGAAGAATGGCAGATAGTCCCCGTAAGATATTAGAGAACTATAAGCAGATTATAATTGATGCCTTAGCTGAATCTTTAAATAAGAATGATAAGGTAGTACAAGGTGGATTAGTTCAAAGCATATCGATTAACATTAGATCGTTTGCTACAAACATGGTGATGGAGATTAGTATGGCAGACTATTGGAAGTTCGTTGATAAAGGGGTTGATGGAACAATGAGAAAACAAGGTAGTCCATATAAGTTTAAGAAAGGGAATATCAAACAAGATGCTGTAAAAAAGTTTGCATTAAATAGAGGAATAACAAGTTATAAGAAACCTGATGGTACTGTAATATTTAATACAAAGAAAGATTTAAAGGATAGGAAAGGGAAGTCAATACCAATGAATAAGAAATTTAAAACTTTATATTGGTTGATAGGCAGAGGTATTGCAAGGAATGGCATCAAGCCGACAAACTTTGTAGACGAAGCATTTGATAATAACATATTAGATAACATGAGTAGAGACCTGTCCACTGCATTAGGCAGAGAGATATTAATAGATTTTAACTTAAATGACATATGATAAAAATATTAATAATAATGTTCTTTAGTTGGTTAATTGTATCTGCTTTTATTTGTATGTCTTTAATTATATATTATAAAATTAGAATCTATTTAATTAAAAGAAAATGATTGTATTATCTATAATTTGTAGCATTTGTTTGGTTATTGTTTTTTATTTTATGTCTAAATCAATGGATAGGCACTATAATAACAAATGGAAAATTTATAAAATAAAAAAGAATAAATGGCAATAACAGTAAGACAAGAACCAGCTAATCTATTTCCTGCGTATAATGATGCGGTGTATATATTAACTTCAACGAATGTAGGACAGACTAACTTTAAGTTTGTAGTTGATATCTATGTGAATAGTGTTAAGGTAGACCGAATGTTAATACCTCCGCATCCAACAGAACTAAGCGGTAAGGCAAACATATCGCCATTACTTGAAAGTAGAATAAGTACGGATATATCATTAGCGGACAATCGGATACTACCGAATAACAATAGTAATGTAGAATATACATTAAAGATAGGTGAAGCATACGGTACAAGTGGGACAGTAATATATCCAGGACTCGCAACAGTATCGGGTAAATATCTATGGAATGCAGTATTAGACTATCCTACATTCTGTAACTATGCAAGTGGTGATTATATCGGTAATTTCTTAACAGAGAATCCATATGTAAAGAGTGGAATGGAATTGATGGTAGATGATAATGCATGGCTGTATTGGAATAATTTCAACTTAGATACAAGCTATGTTAAGGTAATGACTTACAATAGTGCAGGTACATTGATAGGTACATTTAAAATAGATAACAAATATACTACAAGTAGATTTCTACGAATACCGACTGGATGTTATAACATCTTAGACATTCCCGATGCTCAGTTTACATTAGGAGTTCAGCCGATATTAACCGGTGCAGAATCTTACTATACTGTTCAGACATTTAATAGTTCAAATGTAGGTATATCGGGTGAGGCAAGATATGACATTGTTGAGAATTGTTCACGATATGAGAAACGAAGATTACAGTTCTTAAATGAGTTAGGTGGTTATGATACGTTTAACTTTACTTTAGTGAGTAAGGAGACAATGGACATCGAGAGATCAATGTTTAAGAAAGACTTAGGTTCTTATTCGACAGGGTACTCTTATGTTAACAGTCCGAATGACAGAGCATATTCACAATACCATACAAGGATTAAAGATAAGGTAAGCATTCAGAGTGATTGGGTAACAGAGGAGCAGTTAGCATGGTTGGAGCAGTTAGTTACTTCACCGGATGTGAGATTAGATGATGGTTTATATTTGATACCTATTAACATCACCAATACATCATTCGAGAAAAAGAAAGTAGTGAATGAGAAGCTGTTTAATTTACAATTAGAATACACATTGAGTTACGATAGATACAGACAAAGACTATAATGAGCAGAACAAAGATATTCTTACCGAGTAGCGGAAGCATTGATATGTATGATGATGTATCAACACCATTAAACTTCTCTATTGCTGATATTAGATTCCCTGATAAGAGGAATAGTAACTACTCAAAGACCATTAAGATACCAGGTACAAAGAATAACAATCTGCTGTTTGGTAATATCTTCGATGTGAATGTTACTGATGGCTCATTCAATCCGAATGCAAAGGTAAAAGGGATATTGACCATTGATGATGAGAATCAGATTAATGGGTATATTCAGATGCTATCGATTACCATCAATGATGATAGTAAGATTGAGTATGAGGTAACAATATTGGGAAATGTAGGTAACATCTTCAATGCATTAGGAACTGCCGAATTAACTGCATTAGATTTGAGTGATTATGACCATGTGTATGATTATGCGACACAAGTAGCATCATGGACTAATGATTACACAGATGGGTATTGCTATCCATTGATTGACTATGGATATGATAACGATTTGACTAAGGTAAATGTAGAGCATTTATTCCCATCAGTATTTTTAAGAACTTACATCGATGCAATCTTTCAAAGTGTAGGTTATACATACTCATCGACATTCTTTGATAGTGAATACTTTAAGAAGCTGATTGTTCCTGCTAATGCAGGTAAAGTTATTCTAACAGATGCACAGATAGCACCGAGACTATACGAAGCAACACAGACAGTTCAAACAAGCGGAACGATTGAGAGTGTTTATGATTCATTCTTCAATCAGTGGAAAGCTACATTTGCAAAGCAGGATATAATCTATAACAATGAGATTAGTGATGTAAGTGGTCAATACAATCCTGCTACGGGTGAATGGACTGTTGCCGAAACGGGGTATTATTCATTAGGAGCAAATGGGAGTGCGAATGTATCATTCTTATCAACAGCGACATCATTAAGTGCATTCATTAACTTTGAATGGAAACCATATTACGGTTCTACCTATTCGACTATTGGAAGCGGATACGGGGTATTAGTTACAGGTGCAAATACTTTGTACGTTGGATTAACAAACATCTTTTTCACAGCAGGTGACAAAGTTAAAGTTACTTTAGGAGCGCAGTCAGCTTTCACATTAACAGAGACAGATGGAGCATTGACATTCAATGGTGGTACATTTAAGAACCAAGTAGTTAATAGTGGGTTAATAGATGGGGATGATATAACAATAAACCAAGTAACACCATTAAAGATAAAACAAAAGGATTTCTTATTATCAGTAATTAAGATGTTTAATCTATACGTTGACATTGATCCTGATAACGAGAATAATCTACTGATTGAAACGAGGGATGACTTTTATAGTTCGGGTACAAATGTAGACTGGTCTTATAAGTTAGACAATTCAAAGCCTATTGACATCAAACCAATGGGAGATTTGGATAATAAAGAATTTAACTTTACCTATACAGATGACACAGATTACTTTAATAAGAAGTATAAGGATGGATATGCTGAGACATACGGAAGATTTAGATATGTAACAGATAACGAGTTCTTAAAAAGTACAAGTGAGAACAAAGTATTATTCAGTCCAACACCATTAATCGGAGATTCTGCAAGTGACAGAATCATATCACGCATATGGGATGTAGACAGTTCAAACAATGTAAAGAGCAAAGCATTTAACATTAGATTGCTTTATAACGGAGGTGTAAAGACTTCAAATGTAGCATATCAGTATAATGGAAGAATAAGCGGTGTTCACACTGTTACTCAGTACTTGTATGCAGGTCATTTAGATAATCCCGTATCGCCTACATTAGACTTATCCTTTGGTGTTCCTCAAGAGATATACTACAATACTAATCTATATACAAATAATAATATCTTCAATAGATTTCATAAGAAGTTAATCGATGAGATCACAGATAGAGACAGTAAGATACTTACAGCGTATTTTTATTTGAGACCATCGGATATCCGTAACTTAGACTTTAGGAATCAGTTCTATTTTCAGAATGATTACTTTAGACTTAACAAGGTATTTGATTACGATCCGTTAAAGAATGATGTGACAAAATGCGAGTTCTTAAAGATTAAAGATGCAGGTACATTTACTGCAACAATACATACAATGTTAGGCGGTATTAGTTCGGCATTCGGTGAATCATTGGAGATCCCTCCAATTATCAACACATGGAACGCATCAACAATAGATAACATCAGAATAACGGGAGGAGCGAGAGCAATGACTGGAGGAACTGATAACATCTATGGTGACAATGTAAGAAGCTGCATTGTAAATGGCAATGGCAATGTGATCGGGGATAGTGAGAATGTGACATTATTAGGTAGTAGCGGATGTATAGTGGGAAGTGGAATCAGTAATGTAACATTGATTAACACATTCGATACTGAGATTACTGAGAGCGATTCTATGTATATCAATGGGGTGGTATTGAATGCGGATAGCTTAAACCAAACAAAGACAGTAACCATTCCGAGTGCAAGTGTATTGACATTGTTTGCTACACCTTACTTATTGATACCATCTCCAGGAGCAGGATACTATATTCAGGTATTGACAGCAGCGTGCAAGGTAGATTTTAACACAACAGCTTACGCAGGAAGTACATCATTAGTAATACAAACGGATACTGCAAATAGGTCACAGCACATTTTTAGTAATGCTTTAAATGCTACATCAAGTAGAATAAGTGTATCGGCTCAGCAAGGTATAAGTGGTGCAACGGATACGCAATTAATTTCAGACAAGGGAGTTTATTTAAGTTCAAATCCGACAACGGGAGATAGTGACATAATTATTTATTTAACCTATAGAATAATACAGGAATAATGGCAGACAAAGAAGTAGCGATAAAGATAAATGTAGATGCCGATGGTGGTGCTAAGAGTTTATCCGAGTTAAAGAAAGAATTTAAGGAAACGCAACAGATCTTATCAGGACTTACAGCAGGATCAAAAGAGTATATTAAGACCTTAGAGAAGTTAGGAGGTATTAAGGATGATATAGGTGATTTGAATAGTGAGATCAAAGCATTCAATCCTGAGGGTAAGATACAAGCAGTTAGCAATGTTGTAGGTGGGTTGGCGAGTGGTTTTCAAGCTGCTCAAGGTGCTGCTGCATTGTTCGGTGCAGAGGGGGAAGAGTTGCAGAAAACACTACTTAAAGTACAAGCAGCATCTGCATTCGCTGATGGTATAAAGGGAGTAATGGGAATGGGTGATGCGTTTAAGGAATTAGGTAATATCATAAAGGCAAATCCTATTATGGCATTTCTTACTGCATTGTTAGCTATTGGTGCAGCAGCTACAGCATTGTATTATTCATTAAACAATGTATCCAAAGCTACATCTGATTTATCAAATGAATTAGATAAACAAAAGAAATCGACTGAACTATTAAATAGAGCAAGTACAAGACAGATTGAATTATTAACTGCTCAAGGAGGAAGTGAAAGAGAGATCATAGCAGTTAAAGAGAAATTAATAGCTGCTCAGATACTTGAAATTCAGACAAGCATTAAACTTCATAAAGCTAAAGTTGAAGATGTAAAGACTAATAATTCATTGTGGGAAACAACAATGAATATTACTGCTGCCATTGATAGGAAGTTAGGTAAAAACTTAGAAGCTGATGCATTAGAAAAACAAATACAAATAAATAAAGCAGAAAGAGCAAAAGAGGACTTAGATGCTATTGCAAAAGAGAAAGAGGATTTACTGGACTTACAAAATACTTTAAAAGTATTAAGTGCTGAAAAGATAAACATCTATAAAGAAGAAGCTAAGGTAAAAAAAGAGATAGATGACAAAACAAGTAGTGATGCATTAAAAGCATATAACGATAGAGCAGATGCAGAAAATAAGATAGCTGATGCCATTGATGCTAAAAATGCAGCAAGAAAGAAAAAAGCTAAGGATGATGAGGCACAAGGCAATGCCGATGCTTTAGCTATTGCGGAAGAATGGTTGATTGCTAAGGATGCATTAGATCAATTCTATAATGACCAAACCTATGCAGGTCAGTTAGAGAATCTTCAGATACAGATGGATGCTGAGTTAGCATTGGTTGAAGGTAATGAAGCAGCTAAGCAATTGATTAGAGAAGAATATGCAGGGAAAGAAAAAGATTTAAGATTAGGACAAGCAGCAGCAACTGTAGAATTAGCACAGAAAACTACTGAAGCATTACAAGGGTTAGCAGATCTCTACTTTTCTATTAAAATGGCTAATGTTCAAAAGGGAAGTGCAGCAGAAGAGAAAGCAGCGAAACAACAATTTAAGGTCAATAAGGGATTAGCTTTAACAGGTGCAATTTTAAGTACTGCAATGGCAGCTATTAAATCACTATCTCAATCACCATTAGCTATAGGTCCAGTACCATCACCGATTGGTATTGCATCATTAGCAGCAACAATATTAACAGGTGCAGCATCAGTAGCAAAGATAGCAGCGACACAATACACTTCAACAAGTAGCGGTGGAGGTGGTGGAGCATTAGGTTCTTTAAGTTCTGCAGGTGGTGGTGTTGCATTAGAACCTCCGAGTTCCGGAAGTACACAATTGAATGCTGATGGAACGATTAAGGCAGCAATAGGTAATTCTCAACCAACAATTAAAGCGGTAGTAGTTGAGACAGACATCACCACATCACAGAAGCGAGTTAATACAATTGAAGAAAGAGCAAGTTTATAATACACAAACAATAAAATATTTATACTTATTAATATGGATAAAGACTTACCGATTTACAGAATGGTTATTGATCCCGACAAAGAAGATTCGGGAGTGGATTATATTGCCTTAGTTGATCAACCTGCGATTCAAGTTAATTGGTTTGCATTTGACCATAAAGAGCAGTTTGCAGTTAATCAGGAACGAAAGATAATCGTATCTCCTGCAATGATTCCCGACTTACCGATATACAGACGTAACGAGAAGATGGGTGAGTTCTATGTGATATTCGACAAAGAGCAGATTAATATCATGCAGGAGAAGTTCATGAGTAAGAACTACATCAACAATGTAAACGAGATGCATGATGGTTCTAAGAAGTTAGATGGTATCATTATGAAGAATTCATGGGTATCAGATGCATCAATGGGAATTAAAGCACCTGAGATGTTTAATGATCTTCCTGATGGGACATGGTTTATATCTTACAAGTTTCAAGATGATGAGATGTGGAATGAGTTTGTAAAGAGCGGTAATTTCAAAGGGGTATCAGTAGAGGGTATCTTTGATTTAGTTCCTTATAAAGAAACTTTTGAAGATCAATTCTTAAAGATATTAAATCAGATTACACAATACTAAATTTAACTATACTTATATATAAAAAACAACATGAACCTAAAAGAAGGAATTGAAAAATTAAAAGGTCTTATTGAGAAATTCAATGTAGAACCTATTGTAAGTACAGAACAATCTTTTACAGAAGCTAAGTTGATGGATGGTGTAACTATTGTTCAGTATGATGCTGAGGAATTAGCACAAGGTATACCGGTTAATGTAGTAACAGATGAGGGAATACTTCCGATGCCTGATGGCGAGTATGTAATGGAGGATGGTTCTAAGTTAGTTGTAATGGGTGGACTTGTAGCGGAATATGAGAAAGCTGAAGAAGTACCTGCAGGAGAAACGAATGCACCGGTAGCAACAGAACCAACAACACCTGCAACAGGAGAAATGGAAGTTAAGACAGCACCAAAGCGAGTAATTAAGTCACAAGTTGAAGAGCATATCTTCTCTTTAGAACTTGAAGGATTCGAACCAATAAAGGTAGATTTCAGTTCTATGTTCAAAGCATTAGTTGATGAGAACAAAGCATTGAAAGACATCAACAAAGAAATGTTTGGGATTGTTAAGGCAATCTCTAACGAACCATCAGTAACACCAACAGAAAAGGTTAATAAGCCATTCTCTGTGAAGGAGCAAAAAGCATCTTTCAAAGCTGATATATTACGAATTGAAAAAGAATTAAATAAATAAATATTAACTAAATAAATTTAAAGAAATGGCTGGATTTACAGTTTCCGATTTAACAGATTACGTTCGCGAGAATGCGGACAGAATTTTTACAGCAGCAATTACACAAGCTGCAACATTACAGTATCCTGGTATCAATATTATCGCAGGTATTAAGAATGCTGAATCAATTATGAACTTTACAAATACCGCTCCTTTTCAAGCAGGTGGTGTATGTTCTTTTAATGCATCAGGTTCTTCAGTTTTCTCTGATAGAGTATTGACAGTAACAAAATTAAAATGGCAAGATACTTTCTGCCCTGAGACATTAGAAAGTAAGTTTTTATCTACGAAATTAATCGCAGGTTCTAACTATGATTCTTTGCCTTTCGAACAGTTAATCGTTGATCAAGTTGTTCAAAACATTACTTCAGGAATGGAGCAGTTAGTATGGCAAGGTGACACTACTTCAACAGGTAACCAAGTATTGAAACAAATGAATGGTTGGTTGAAAGTAATCGATGCAGCATCTCCAGTGTACGCAACAGCAACAGCAGCTCTTACAGCAGCTAATGTTATCGCTATCTTTGATGATGTTTATGCTAAGATTCCGGTAGCTTTATTGGCTCGTCCTGAATATCCATTAGTAGCATTCTGTGGATGGGATACATTCCGTAAGTTGATTATCGCTCTTAAAGATGCTGATAATTTTAACTTCAATGTAAACACTACAGACGCATACAAGACTGGTGAGATTACACTACCAGGTAGCGGATTGATGGTTAAAGCTGTTCATGGTTTGAACAACATCGCAACATCTCAAGCTAAGTATAATGATCGTATTGTTTGTACTTATCCTCAGAACATGGTTTATGGAACTGACTTAGCTAACGAATATGAAGAAGCTAAATTTTGGTATTCAGCAGATGATCAGAACGTAAAAGGTTCTATCAAGTGGAAAGCAGGATGTGAGATTAACTTTGGATCTGAGATCGTGACTTACAAAAATTCTTAATTAATCGGGAGAGGGTAACACCTCTCCCTTAAATACTTATAACAAATGGCTTGTATAATAATTAACGGAGTAGAAATCGATTGCGCTGATGCAATTGGTGGAGTAGCTGAGATTTATCTCACCGAATACACTAATGTTCCTCAAGCGAACATCACAGCCGCATCAGGAGTTATTACTGCAATGACTTGTTCAAGTGGTAAAAAGTTTTGGACATTTCAATTGGATAAAGAGAATGGTCAATTCATGTCTACACCTCAAAGAAGTGTTGAGAATGGTACATTATTTTATGACCAATCAGCTACTTTCACATTGAAAGGTAAGATGACTGCTGCAAGAAGAAACGCATTGCATATCTTATTACAGAATCGTTTAATGGTTATCATTAAAGATAACAATGGAACTTACCAATTGATGGGACAAGTTTACGGAGCGGATGTAACAGGTGCAGAAGGAACAACAGGAAAAGCATTCGGAGATATGTCGGGTTATACATTGACAATCACTGGTAAAGAGAAAGATCCTGCTAACTTTGTAACACCTGCATTGCTAACAACATTAACAGTACCTGCTTAACCTTTTTATTTCATAGTTTTAGGGTTTAGAAAAAGAGGAGTGAATCGTAAGGTTCGCTCTTTTTTTTTACACAAAATCGTATTTTCTTATACTTATAAATGATGTTTGTAATCAGAAAGAATACTAATACTAATTTGATCTGCACATTGCAGGAGAAAGTGACTATAACAAGTCCTTACTATTTGTTTGTGTTTACTAATGATGTAACAGATGTAAGTGTTACTTTCTTACAGTCAAACATCAGTACTCATCAGGAGAGATACGATGAGTTCATACTAACAGAGACAAGCGGAACAATAAACTACTCAAGCGGAACAATTGAATTGTTACCATTGGGCAGTTGGACTTATAAGATATACGAACAAGCATCAAGCACCAATCTGATTGAAGCTAATGCAGGTAATTTATTAGAGATAGGAATGGCTAAGGTAATCGGAACAAACGAATCTTATAGCACCTATAATGGTCAGGATATAACATATAAAGTACATGAGCGAAACCAGTAACGTATTATACATTAAGTTTGAGAATCATTC